CAAACATCAAAAAATACGGCAACAGTAGTTTATTTTTTGATGGATCAGGAGATTATTTGGTGTCACCAAGTAATTTAAATTTATTATTTGGTACGGGAGATTTCACAATTGAATTATGGGCATATCCTATTACTGGTTCAAATAATGGACTGTTTCAAATATCCGGAACAGCTGGAGGATTTGTAACCACCGGTTTGAATATTGCAATTGTTTTGGCTTCGAATAATAATGTTCAAGTTAATATAAACAATTCAAACTATATTACATCGACTAACAATGTTTTCCCACACAATTCTTGGACACATTTGGCATTGGTTCGTTCCAGTGGAGTATGTAGATTGTACATTAATGGAGTCTTGAATACAACCATTGGTAGTTCTGGAGCTATATCAGATACCAGTAATTATACGGGAACAAATATGGTAATTGGTGGTTATCATTCATCTCCATATGTTTGGAATGGTTATATTGATGATTTACGCATCACTAGAGGAGTTGCACGTTATACCGCAAACTTCACTCCAACCACCACGCCGTTCCTAACCAAATAAATAGTCCATAAAGGACAAAAAAATGGCCACAATAACAACAAGAGCAGATTTCAAAGATTATTGTCTAAGACGTTTGGGTTTTCCTGTCATCGAAATCAATATTGATGATGATCAGGTAGAAGATCGTATAGATGACGCATTGCAGTATTGGCAAGACTATCATTTCGATGGTCTGCAAAAGTTATATTTCATCAAACGAATTGATCAAACCGATATTGATAATCATTATTTGGATCTTAGCCAAGCCAGAGACACCGCAAACAACGTTTCGGAAATTACTGGTGTAACCAGAATATTTCCAATGTATGATTCTCAAGCATCGATTAACATGTTCGACTTGAGATATCAGTTACGACTAAACGAATTGTATGATTTCACTTCTGCATCATACATCAATTACACAATGACGATGCAACATCTACGTATGTTGGAACAGTTGTTCGTTGGTGAAGTTCCTATCCGTTACCAAAGACATATGCAGAAACTGTTTATTGATTGGGCTTGGGGATCCTCGCAAGCACCGGTTGGTACAGTAGTTGTTGTCGAATGTTATGGTTTAATTGATCCTGGTGCATATGGTAGAGTCTGGAATGATCGTTGGTTGAAAGAATATGCAACTGCACTCATCAAGAGAAGCTGGGGTAATAACCTGAAGAAGTTTGCCGGTGTTCAATTACCAGGTGGTGTAACTCTAAACGGAGATAAAATATACACCGAAGCTGTCGATGAAATAAAGATGTTAGAAGCCGACATGGAAAAGAACTACGGTGGCATTTTGGAATTCTACTTGAACTAATATGGCAACCTCAGTATATTTCAATAATTACAACTCGATTGCGGAACAGAGGGTTGTTGAGGACTTAATAGTCGAATCCATTAAGATTATGGGTTTCGATGCATATTACTGCCCAATCTTCAATGAAGAAGATAGAGATATACTGTACGGTGAAGATCCAATCAAAAAATTCAAGTCTGCTTTCCCTGTTGAATTCTATCTTTCGAATGCTTTGGAATACATGGGCGACAAAGAATTCTTTACCAAGTTTGGTTTAGAAATTCGAAACAATGCAAACGTTGTTATTTCAAAGCGTTCTTTCTCTCAACGTGTTCCACAAAACATATTCACAAGACCACGTGAGGGCGATTTGATTTATGTGCCGTTCTTAAATGGTACTGGTGAATTGTTTGAGATTAAATTTGTGAATCAAACAAAAGATTTCTTCACATTGGGTCGCAAGATTCCATTCTTCTATGAATTGGAACTTGAGAAGTTCAAGTATTCACAAGAAGTTATCGATACAGGTATTGCTGATATCGATGATGTTGTCACACAATCTAGTTACACAATCGATCTTACAGTTCGTAACGGAAATGCAAGAAACTATACACTAAAAGAAATTGTGTATCAATCTAGTGACCAAACACTGGCAAATGCATCGTCTAGTGCAACTGTACAAAATTGGGATGCATCATCAAATACCATAAGTGTCACAAACATTTATGGTGAGTTTACAGACAACGTTACAATTATCGGCGAAACAAGCAATGCTCGATATATGTTAACGACTTACAATCCTTTGAAAGATAGTACGCCAAACGAAAACTATGACAATATGTACATAGAAAATCAGGCAAATAACATTATTAATACTGCGGAAATTAATCCGTTTGGAAGTATTTAATGGCAGCAATTCAATACAATCGAATCATAAGAAAAATTGTTGTTGGGTTTGGTGACCTATTCAACAATATTACGTTGGTACGTTACGATTCGAATCAAGTTGAAAAAGAAAGATTCTTGATACCTATTGCATACGCTTCCAAGGAACGTTATGTAATGCGTTTAGAGGATGATCCAAATCTGGACAAAAAGGTACAGATCGCTTTACCTCGCCTATCGTTTGAAATGACTGGTCTTTCCTACGATAGTTCCAGAAAGCAAAACACAAACGTCAAGAATTTCTTTTCTGGTGCATCTGGTGTATTATCACAATACAATCCTGTACCATACAATTTCGATTTCAATCTATATTTGTATGTTCGTAATATTGAAGATGCAACACAAGTTATTGAACACATTGTACCATATTTTACACCAGATTATACGGTAAAAATAAACATGATACCTGAAATGGGAATCGTGAAGGAAGTACCTATAATTTTAAATTCGACGGATCACGAAATAGTTTATGAAGGTGATAGAGATCAATCGACCAGAATGATCATTTGGACTTTAAGATTTACTGTCAAAGGGTTTATATTTGGTAAACAAACAGCGACAAATCTCATTAGACATTCTATTACTTCTGTATACAATTTAAATTCTGAAAATGATGTTGTATCATTCACAATGAATCCAAGTACAGGAAGAGGATCTTATGGAGTAGGAGATACTGTTTATCAAGGTTATTCTTTGAGTACAGCCACAGCAACGGCAAAAGTTGTGCAGTGGGTGCCTTCTCTAAATATCTTAAGACTGACAGATATAAATGGAGATTTTAATTCAACATCACCAATTGTTTCTGCACAAACGAACGCAAGTTATACGTATACATCGTATTCACCAATCGAAGGCAAGTATGCACAAATTAATACTGCTGCTGCAACATTCGATTTGAATACATATACCATGGACAGCACTGCTGGTGACATTACGATGGACCTGGATTCAGGCAATTATCCATCATCAATAAGGGAATACAACTAAAATGGCTCAAGAAGTAATAGGCACAGGAACATTACCAAATGATGGTAAGGGCGACACTTTAAGGGTAGCTGCACAAAAAATAAACAATAACTTTTTTGAATTGTTTAATGTCGGTGCCGTAACAGACAATACAGCCAGACAAAGAGCTAACGCAGCTTTCGATACAGCAAACACAAAAATTACAAAAACGGGTGATGTTGTTACTGGTTCATTGATCTTTAGAACGGATGCAAATAACGCATATCCAAATACAAGAATAGGTAACATTCAAGAAGCAAACAGTATTGATGTTTTTGCAGGAAATGTAAATGACTTTGCTCAATTAAACTGGTCAAACACAAATTTTGCAATCGTTGATAGTACTGGTGTTGTCTGTCAAACAGCAAACACAGCAGTACAATTAAAAGATGAATTGCAAGAGGTTATTATTGTTGTAGACACAAATAGTTGGGCATTTGGTAGTAACGGAAGAGTAATTCTTTTTGATAGTTCAATAGGATCACGATCAACTTTGGCTCCAGGTTTCAGAAATGTAGTAAAAGTATCTTCGAATACTTTCAACGCATCAAACACAAGTGATGTTATCTTCTGTGATCCAAACGCAGCCGGAGGAGTTGTAACAGTTAACTTATCTGCCAACACAGATCCAGGTAAAAGCATAACGATTAAAAACATTAACACCGGATCATATAATGTTAAAGTTTCTGGTACAGAAAGAGCTTATCCTTACATAGAACATCCCACAGATCATAATTTTGTAACAACGTTCACAATACCTTTTACGGGTGAAGTTTATACTTGGGTTTTTGAAAGCGGAGTATACCGATACATTGGTTGAAATGAACACATTTGATAAAAATATGGAAAAAATATTTGATGTTACTCCCGTTGAAGTGACAGAAGATAAACCGTTGGTGCCAATGAAAAGTAAGTCTGATGAATTGGACTTGAAACAAGACCTTACGGATGCCTACGAACAATCCAAAAGTAATCTTCAAGATATCATCGAACAAGGCAAAGATGCCATGGATGAAATTCTTCAGATTGCAAAAGCGGGTCAACATCCAAGAGCATTTGAAGTTTATGGCACTCTACTAAAGAATATGGTAGAAGCCAATGACCGTCTTCTAAAGATGCAAAAAGAAATGCGTGAGATGGACGGCAAGAAAAAAGATAATGGTGATACAAAAATTGACAAGGCTATTTTTGTTGGTTCGACTGCGGAACTATCAAAAATTTTAAAGAATAATGGACAATAAAGATTCTTACCGCGACAATCCGTTATTAAAGAGAGCTGGTGTACAACTTGAATATACTCAGGAACAAGTCGATGAGTATATAAAATGTGCAAAAGATCCAATTTATTTCGCAAAAAATTATGTAAAAATTGTTAACGTTGATGAGGGCATCATCAACTTCAGAATGTGGCCTTTCCAAGAAGAGATGTTGAATCTGTTTAAGGACAATCGTTTCGTAATCACAAAATGTCCTCGCCAGGTTGGTAAAACCACAACAACAGTTGCATATCTACTACATGCAACACTGTTTCAAGATTCACAAAACGTTGCCGTTCTGGCCAACAAAGGTTCTTTGGCTAGAGATATTCTTGCAAAGTATCAACTTGCATATGAAAACTTACCAATGTGGTTACAACAAGGTGTGATCACATGGAACAAAGGTAACGTAGAACTGGAAAACGGTTCAAAGATTATCGCTGCGTCTACATCATCCAGTGCTATCCGAGGTGGTGCATTCAACATCGTATTCTTGGACGAATTTGCGTTCGTTCCACAAAACATTGCGACAGAATTCTTCAACTCTGTTTATCCCGTTATCTCATCTGGTAAA